CCATACAGACTGTTGAGGTTAATCTTCTTGACCAATTGCCGCTTGTCCCAGTATTCCTCTTGCTCATGATCACCTGCTGCTTTTGCTGTTGTCAATGTGGCCTGCATTTCTTGTCGTTCCGCATACCAACGTGCAAGTAATCCAGGAATGATACCTTGTTTTTCATATGTGAAGATGGTGCCATTTGCACTCATGATCCACGGTTTGTTGCTGTTGAATATGATGGGCCAAATCTCTGCTGCTGACATCACAGACGTCTCTCCGTTTTGCCAGTCAACGGTAATTTCAAAGCCTCTATTCTGTTCCATGACTGCTGTGTACTCCAGCGTGGCAAACAGGCCTTCCCAGGCAAGTGCAAAACTCAAGCCGCCGGCCATGCGTTCTGAAATATATGTATCGGTTGCTGTGGCCCGTAGTTGACCCACAATGGTCTCTGGTCCCATGTTAAGGGCACGAATGGCCGACGGATACAGACTGTTGATGTCAATTGAGCCAATGTCTTGATGCAGACCTTTCTTGGGATATGCAACATAAGCACCAGCTGCCTGTGTGTTCTCGCTGTTGCCAAATGCATGTCGATTCGGTACAACCATGCCACGAGCATGTGCTTCGTTAATAATGGCCTGTTCAGTCACAGCAACCGCACCCATAACAGTTGGCAGCAGCACTGTGTTTTCGTGTGCAATTGTATTGGCCAGGTCCAAGAACTTTAGTTTCTTATCAATCTTGTTCAACAAGATAACGTCTTGTCTGTTGTACTCAATAAACAGTCGGAAGTTTTGGTTGTACAGTTGATCCAAGGTGCCTTCGTACACTGTCTTGCTGCCTAATTCTTCGTACTCACCGATGGCATCCAAGCTGTAGCTATGACGTTCTTCATATGTGTACTTGCGATACAGTTGCATGTAGTCCAGGTGCACTCGACCCGATATGTCAAAGGTCAGACTTTCTTTGCCGTAGCGTTCAAATGTACGTGGCTTGGGCAGCTGACCCCATAGACAAAAGCGGCGGGTATCGTCCTTGCTTAGTATGCGTGTGACACGGTTGACAGTGTATGGAATATCATAGCCTTCGCTGTTCCAACCACTTAGCACATCTGCATCGTCGATTAAGTTCAAGAAGGTATCTAGGAGATCTGCTTCTCGCTCAAATACAAATGTGTTGTCGAACTCAGATGCAATCTCTCGGGCAGTTTCCATACTGATGCTGTTGGGCGGGATAGCCAAGGTGATCAGTTGGTCCAACCAGTCTAAATAGATTGTGATTGCAGTAATGGGATTGAATGCTTCTTCTGTGCTGGAGAAACCACGCTCTTGGTCAAAGTCAGTTTCAATGTCGAAGAACGCTGTGTGCAGTTTGGGGCCTTCTGCACCAAGAAAGTTTTCTGCCAGGCAGCGGAATACAGGATTGATATCAGCTTCGAATGTGGTCTTGCCCGAATACATTCTGAGTTCTTTACGAAACTCCTTGTTGTTGCGGCAGCTGAACCGTCCAACAGGGTCGTCGAATATGCTACGGAACTTGCCTCTAGGATCTTCATAATAGAAGATATAATTTGCTGGATACTCTTGATATTTACGAACGCCGTTGATGCGTTCTACTACGTGAATTCGATCTCGGTCGCGATCGAAATGTGCGTCTACATAACTCAAATTACTTCTCCTTGGTGACTTATGGCTCACCGTACCGTGTACTTGCCCGTGGAGTGGGCGATTCTGGTTGCTATGTATTAATTATCATTCTTGCCAGACCGATGCAGTCAATTATGATCAAACACATATAATTGGCCAACAAGCCAAAACTACCTCTTGTCCAGCAGGTCCAGGCCGCTGCACAACATCCACTGATGAATATTGTATACAGGGGGATCACAGGAATGGTAGGTACTGTGGCAGCAAAAATGATAGCACTGACAAGGCTGCAGGCCCAGGAAAATACTTCTGCATAAAATCTCAAAGGCCATTCGGCATGGTCTTTTTTGATGTATTCCCAAGAACCTGCAAGTACTTTGATCACAGCGTTTTGCCAACCGTGGTCAAGATTGTTTCCAACAGTTCGTGATCACTTTGTTCCTTACCAAATTCTGCTTTATGGGCAAGACGAATGGCCTTCTTCAAGATGTTTGGTTTGATTTCCATTTCTTCAGCAATGGCCTTGACAGTGTCACTGAGCCCGGCATTGAGTGTTTCAACTTCATGCATGACCTGCATGCCTTCATTTATGATTTGTGTTAGTTTGGCTTTTTGTTCTGTGGAAAATGTGCGATCTGACATGTGTAACTCCTAGTGTAAAACAGTATTATACACGAGTGTTTTGTTAAATGCAATAGCTATTTGGATAAGTCCTCCAGTTTATAACAATTAGGTAGCGAGTCAGATTGTTATGGGTCGGAGGCACCCAGACGCCTTAGACACAGATAACTGTGCGGTCCTAAGGGTATTCTATTCCAACTGTTGAAATTTTTTAACCAGATCTCGAGGATTTATTCCGAAAACTAATCTTAATTGACTACCAGTATACAGATAAGCAGCAATTTCTTCTTCGACATGATTTTTGTAATCCAACTTGGTGCGTAAAATCTTTTCAATAGTCTTAACGGCAGAGTCTGTTGCATGGTCTTTCAAAAGTTTATCAGCTGCTGCTCGAAAGTTGTCATCTAAATAATATTTGGCATGAAACATTTCGTGTTTCTCTGTGTCTTTATCTGTGCTACCTACACCAATTATACAGAACTTGGACATGCCTTTGGTGGCTTGTTTTACCACATCCACCATGACTTGTTCTGCAGCAGACAATGGGCGAGCTGATTTAGTCCATTCACGAAATGCCTGATCTGTAATATTAAATCCGTCCCAGAACTTGAAATAATCTACATTGCCCTGGCGGTCAACCCATTGATCTAAAAAATCTGGCAGGCTGACTTGTTTACTGCGACCAGTGCGTCTACTTTCGTAATATTCTGCCAATCGAAAAAAGCTTCTTGTTAAATCTGGAATAGTTTTGTATTTTAACACAACACATCCTGGCATAGGATGGCTGATCTTGATATCTTGGGCCACGATCTCAGATTGTTTTTTTATGTCAAAATAACTCTTGACAGATTGTTTTGTCCAACGCTCGATAAGAAATTCGTGTGCTCTCATTACTTTCCTGCTGCCTGCAATGCAGCACCGTTGTTGAAACTTTGACTATGACTGTTGGGCACACGTTGCTTTTGTTTGCTCCAGGCATATCCTGCACGATGTCCTGAACAGTCTTTGGTGCATTCGCTGCCCAGGAAGTTTAATTCTGTCAGAGATTCTCGATCCCATTTGTCAGGAACTACACCATGCTTTTCAACAAAAACATCATGTAGTTTTTTGGCCGAGATATTATGTTTGCGAGCAATAGTCTGCATTATATGATCTATGGCATCGTGACTGGTTGGGTTTTTGAGATCTCGTTCAAGTGCGTCAACTGCAAACTCGTGAGCTCTCATGTTATCTTCCAAACATCATTTGGAACCACTTGGTAGTGCCAGGTTCAAGACCTTGATCCGTTATTTCTTGTGGAGTGAATTTATTGATCACTTGATCTTTCAATCCTGTTTGTTTCTTTATCTCATGTACAGGATCGCTGGGATCAAGATAACAGTCATCCGTGGTATCTTGGTTGTAGGATTCTGAACGTATTCTGTATTCTCTAGTCATACTGGTGAGTAAGGATTACGTTTCCAGTCGCTGTCTTGTGGTAAATCAGGATACACTGGATAGTCCATTATCTACAGACCTGAACATTGCGATTCACGCGATACTGTGGATCCCAACGCTGCACCCAATAACACTGGGGTCTCGGTGGAGGTGGTTGATAATAAACTGGGGGAGGAATGTAGACTGGACGCGGTTGAACATACACCGGAACAGGCTGTACATAGTAGGGATCTGTTACCACACAACCTGTTAGGGCTGTGGCAGCTGCCAAAATAATTAAAATTCGTTTCATAATTGTGTCCTTTTGTCCCTTATTATAGCATTTAGTTAATCAATGGTCAAGATTTCTTTGCTCTGCTGGCCACGTTTTGTGCTCGACCTGATCGTTCGGGATTTTGATCCTGATCACGTTTGCGTCGCACTGCTGTAGCTATGGCACTCTTGCCACCTGATGAACGTAGGCTGGCTGCACGACTCTTGCTGAGGCACTTGGGTTTGCCTTCTCCGGGTTTACGATCGCCGCATTTACCAATTCGCTCACCTTTAGTGTTGTAT